TCAATTCCTACGCAGAATAGATCACGTAGTCCAGTTTCCACAACTAGCTACGATGTTTTTGAGGGAGGAGCAGACTGGTATGAATTCGACTGGTAATTAATTAAGCATCCTTATACTTAAAAGAAGTCACCAAACTGTATCTACCGATGTTACTAGTACCTAAACTGGATCCATCTGTCTGGGTAGAACCAACAGCGATCCACAAGTTGTCGTTGATAGGTAACGATGCATCATCATCGTAGATCCATTGTTTCTTAAGACATTTGGTGAGATTCCAGTACAAAGTACGGTTAGGATTAATGGATGCTTGTGAAGCAACTGAAGAAGTTGCATTTGTTTGATTAGTAAGACAAACTCTTTTCTTAAATTTAAGACTGAAAAGGTTGTCATTAACGGGACGGAGTCCATCGGTAATGGCACCGATGTAAGATGTATCTGTATTGTCATCTTGAAGAAATTGTGCCATAATGGCATCAGTAGGTGGTGTACCCGTCCCGCTCTTGAGCTTGAAGATGTAAATATCAAAATAGGTCGGACTGGGAAAAGCCATAATGCCTTTAGCATCAAGACAGTTGAGAGCCATTTTGATTGTGAGACTCACGGGGTTAATGCGAGTTCCAATACGATTAGCCTCGCCAGTACCTTGTTGAACAAATGGAAGAAGGTTAATGGCATCAGCGCCTACAATCGGTTGATCGATGTTGATGGGAGAGGATACGGCTTGGTTGTGTTTAGTTTCCATAGAGCGTCTGATGATCCTCCTCACCATCTTCTTAATAGGAGGTAAACGACGAGTAATGCGAGTACGCTTTGTAGTGCGAACTCTACGACGAACAGATTTGAATTTACGGCGACGGTATGCCATTGCATTAATGAAAATAGTGCGTGGCACTAATGGGTGGCACTAAAGTGGTCTAGGTAATATAGGCGCTTCGCTTGCTAGACCATGAGACTGAAAATCTTTTAAAGATATATGGGGGACCGTGCCCCCCAAACCCCTCCGCACCGTCGCCCTTCGGGCTAGGTGGTGCTCGCCGCACCCGCCTCTTCGCTTCGCTTAGATCCCATTCTATCGTATCAGGGCGCTGGGGCGCGAGTGTTTATGTGTGTGATATGGCGTCGCTACCGCTCCCTCACGGAAAAGAGTTTCAAAGAAATTTCCGAGAAAATTCGTGTGGCTGCGGAAATTGGGAAATTCCTCCGCACACTTTTCATTATTTCAAGATGTCCAAGACAAACAGATTCCGTTGGACTCTCAATAATTACACTGAGCTAGAGGTTGCTCTCCTCAATGATGTTAATGTATATTCCAAGTTCAAATACATTTGTTGGGGATTTGAGATTGCCCCAACTACCGGCACCCCTCATCTTCAGGGTTACGTTGAATTTGAGAATAGCTGCAAATTGCGAATTACTGCTGCACAAAAGAGATTCGCAGAGTTGGGTTTAACAAGAATGGCAATATTAACATGCGAAAAAGGTGCAGCTCATAATATTGCATATTGTTCTAAGGACGGTGACAGATTCACTGAATATGGTGAACGTCCAAAGGGTCAGGGTAAGCGTACCGACCTTGACGTTGTGGTTCACGACATAGCTGAAGGTGGGGCTACTATGCGTGATTGTATTGAACGTTATCCTGCACAGGTGGTGAAATTCGGGAATGGGCTGGAGCGCATTATCCAGCATTACCAGCCTCGGCGATCCTTCAAGACGGAAGTGTGGTGGTTCTGGGGACCCACTGGCTCAGGGAAGTCCAGGTGGGCATGGGAGAAGGAACCCGATGCTTATATGAAATCATCCAGCCACAAATGGTGGGACGGTTATATTGGCCAGGAGTCGGTTATTTTGGACGACTATCGGCCATGCAAGGAGATGCCATTCAACTTCATGCTGAATCTGATGGATCGGTATCCTCTGAGTGTGGAACGGAAGGGGGGGATGGTGGAATTTGTCTCGAAGAGAATTTATGTGACATCCCCGTACTCTCCAGAAGTGATGTGCGATCATCTGGAATGGATTGGGACAGAGCAGAAGAGTCAATTCCTACGCAGAATAGATCACGTAGTCCAGTTTCCACAACTAGCTACGATGTTTTTGAGGGAGGAGCAGACTGGTATGAATTCGACTGGTAATTAATTAAGCATCCTTATACTTAAA